ATGTATGACTCAAATAGAGGTGTTAACAAAATGTTAAGAAGTGATAGTACATCTGCAGAAAGTGATAGTTCAATTTATGGTTATTTAAGTGCTTTTGGATCAGATGGTTTTACATTAACAGCAGGAACTACTAATAATAATTATACAAACGAGAATGGTATAAATATAGTTGCATGGAATTGGAAAGCTAATGGTGGAACAACTAGCAGTAATACAGATGGAACAATAACATCAACAGTACAAGCAAACACAACTGCTGGATTTAGTATTGTAACTTATACTGGAAATGAAGTACAAGGTGCAACTGTTGGACATGGATTAGGCACAACTCCACAATGGATTATTGTAAAAAATAGAACTGACTCAGGGTATGATTGGGCAATGTGGCATCAAGATCTTTCGTCAGCTTCTTATATTATGAGATTAAATTTAACATCAGCAGAAACAAATTCTTATCCTGCATTTAATAATACTTTACCAACATCTACAGTTTTTTCTTTAGCAGGTGGTTCACAAGCAAATAGATATTATACTAATAAAAATACCTCAAATTATGTTGCTTATTGTTTTGCTGAAATTGAGGGATATTCAAAGTTTGGCTCATACAATGCAGGTGGCTCTGGCACAGAATTTATTTATACTGGATTTAGACCCCAATGGCTTTTAATAAAAGTATACTCTAGTGGTGGTACAAATTGGGTACTTTTTGATGATAAAAGAACTGGTTTAAATGAAATTGATGATACAGCAATAACAGTAGATACATCACAACCTGAAGCATTTAGTGCAGGTCATGAAGTAGATTTTTATAGCAATGGTTTTAAAATTACTGGTACTAATGTTGATGTATCATATAGTGGTAATAAACATTTATATATGTGTTTTGCCAAGCAACCTTTTAAGTTTAGTAATCCAAGATAGGAGATAAATATGGTTTGGAAACATAATGGAGTAATAATTAAAGAGGGAAAGAGTTGGTCAGATGGCACTTATAAACACCCTTATAACTGGGCGAGTGTTTGGAGTGATGAAGATAAAAAGAAATTTAAGTTAGTTTGGGAAAAAGATGAAGACACAAGTTTTGATAATCGTTTTTATTGGTCAAAAGGTATTGAAAGAAAACTTGATGATGAAGATGCTAAAGATAAAGATGGCAAACAGTTATATCAGCAAGATGGTAAAACAAAACTTATTAATGAAGGTCTTAAAACAATATGGATAAGACAAACAAAAGAAAAAGCAAACATTTTTTTATCTAAATGGGATTGGCAAATTGTAAGAAAAGCAGAAAAAGATAAAGCTGTAGATAGTAATGTTGCCACTTATAGAGATGCAGTTAGAGCAGCTTGTGATGATATTGAGAAAAAAATTAATGACTGTAAATCATTAGATGACTTTAAAAAACTATTTGATATACCTATGAAAGATGGTGTACCAACTGGAAATGCACCCATATCTGATTTTCCTGAGGAAATATGAGTTGGGGAGTAGTATTATATTATATGCCTAGATTATCTACACACCAAGTAAAAGCACAAATAGATACTCATGAAGCTGTATGTGCAGAGAGATGGAAAGAAACTATCCTTCGCATTAAACGTATCGAGCATATTATGATTGGCACAGCAGGTACAATTATAGTCCTTTTGATAGGATTGTTAGTGAGGTAAAGTGGATCCAGCAACTATAGGTTTAGCTTTAACAGCAGCTTCAAAAGCTTTTAGTGCCATAAAAAAAGGTTTTGCAATCGGTAAAGATATTGAATCAATGGGCAAAGATTTAGGTCGTTGGCTTAGTGCTGTGTCTGATGTAGACAATACTGAAAAGAAAGCTAAGAATCCATCTCTATTACAAAAGGTATTTAAAGGTGATGATATCAAAACATCTGCTATTGAGGCTTTTACTGCTAAAAAGAAACTTGAAGCACAACGACAAGAACTAAAATCATTTATAAACTTTCACTATGGTGCTAATTCTTGGAATGAAATACTGCATATGGAAGGACAAATAAGAAAACAAAGACAAAAACAAATTTATGAACGCCAAGAATTTCGTAGAAAAGTTGGTGAGTGGATAGGTATTATATTACTTTGTTGTACTATTGTAGGATTTATCGTATTCTTAGCATGGTTATATAAGGAGAAAAGAGGGTGAAACCTGCTTTTGTTTTATTATGTTATCTTGCAGGTAATCCTGCAGGTACATTACATTTATCAAATGTAAACAACTGTACTTATTTTAAAGAAAGACTTGCAAATCAAACAGTCAAGATTGGTGATCAGACACAAAAATATGATTGTTATTGCAAACTTGTAAATGTTAACAAACAGATGAGGTTATGGTGATACAAGCATTGATTGGTCCTGCCACCAAGTTAATAGGTAAATTTATTGAAGACAAAGATACTAAGAATAAACTGGCCCACGATATTGCTACTATGGCTGAGAAACACGCACAAGAACTTGCCAAGTCTCAGATAGAAGTCAACAAGATGGAAGCACAATCAGGTCATTGGTTTGTTGCAAGTTGGCGACCTTTTATTGGTTGGGTGTGTGGTATTGCTTTGGCATGGCATTTTGTTTTAGCGCCCTTTGTTATTTTTTTTACTGCTATGTTTGGTGTCACTATGCCACCATTGCCTGAGTTTGATATGGGATCATTGATGACTGTGTTGATGGGTATGCTCGGATTGGGTGGACTCCGTACTTTTGAAAAGTATAAAAAGGTAACAAAATAATGATGACAAAATTTGCAATAATTACATTGATCATATGGTACAGTAGCTTTTGGTTAGGGTTTTATTTTGGCTAATCTCTTGTGTGAGAGATGTAAAGTTGCCATGATTCTTACTGCCATAAAGAATGTATGGAAATGTCCTATGTGTGGTGTAATAGAAAATAAGAGGTTAGAATGAAAACAAATACTTTTAATGAAATGACAGAAGAAATTAAAGCTGATGAAGGAGTAGTACATGAGGTATATCTTGATCATCTTGGTTTGCCAACTGTAGGTGTTGGTCATCTTATCCGTGAGCATGATCCTGAACATGGATTAGCTGTTGGTACACAAGTAGATTCTGAACGAGTACACGAATTATTTGAAGCAGATTTATATACTTGTGTAGCAGAAACAAAACTACTTTATCCACAGTTCGAAGAGTTACCTGCTGAAGCACAAAAGATTTTATGCAATATGATGTTTAATATGGGCAGACCTCGATTATCTCGCTTCCATAAGATGAAGAAAGCTGTAGATTCTAGTGACTGGACAGAGGCTGCAAACCAAATGTTAGACTCTAAGTGGGCAAAACAAGTACCAAATAGAGCTAATCGTCTTATTGAACGTATGAAAAACATACAGACTTAGTAAATATTTTAGGGTGTAATCATACCAGAGGAGGCTTTTACCCCCTCTGTATGACGCTTAAATCAAGACTTTTTTAGACTGTTTACCTTAATTTTTAGCATTATTATCTGAATCATCATTATTAGTAATATGATTGGCAATATTATACAAAACAACCAAACATTTATTTCTTGATAAGTAAGTCCAAGAATATATGCAGTTTGTTCTAGTAATGTAACACACCAATCAAATGTATAATTAATCCAATTCATTCTTGTTCCTTATAATACATGACAAGCTGACTTCTACCCATGCCACCTTTTCTTGTAGTACCATCACGATATATTAGTCCTTTCTTTTCCAATTGTGCATATCGTGGTGTAATACTTCCTTCTCTGACATGAGTACTCTTGCCACCTTTGCCACTTAATTGTGGTAATGTTTGCCAAACATCATCATGTGTTGCACCATTCTTGCCATGTGCTTTGATACAGTCTAATACAATTTTTTCTAATCTATTTGTATTAACTTTTTCTGCAGCTTCCCATGACGTTTTAGGGTCATGGGTTCTTGCTAGTCCTTTACCAAGGTATTTCGTCTGGGTCATCTACTCCTCCTAGTACTGATTCATCTTCTACAATAGTTTGATTTGTTACTGGTTCTTCTACTCTTGGTGTACTGTCACCTATCCGTGCCGATAAAAACTTAGTATTGCCATCTTTGGATATGGTTTTCCAACACGCAATCCTACGTTTTTCTTGGCTTGGCATAGTGACTGGCCCACTAAAGTCAGGTGCTTTTTCATTCAATGACTTATCATTTTCATACATAGTACCGACTTTGACATAGACATCTCGTGCTGTACCACCATCAGGTAGTGAGGCTTTTACAATAGCAATACGATATTCTGATCCCTCGCTATTGAGTTTCCCTTGCACAAGCAGACTTTCATCTGCTCGTGGTTTAAAGAAACTTCCTCTATCTGTGTTATCATAATCCATCATCTTCTCCTTTCATCTTTGGTTTGCTGACTTGGATTGTAGGCTTACTTGCCTCGTTACCATCATCATCTTCTGATGGCAGTCCATATACTGACTGCAATGTATATCGCTTAGCATATGTAATAGCTGATCCAATCTTCTGAGGATTCTCATAGTTTGCATCAGATAATATTATCGGTAACTTTGATACATAAGTAGATTCATCATTAACGTGACGAATAGTAGTAACAACAACTACCTCTGATTTGGTTTCTCTATGACTGACATATACATAGTCAATCTCTTGAGTGAAGAATAATCCAAATTGATTGCCTTGATTCACAGCAGTAATAACAGACTCTAATGTAGAGTAGTTACTTCTGAAGTGAGGATTCTTGCCATCTTTTTTTGCAGTTACAGCAAGTTTTTGAAACTCAAGCATAGCACTTCGTAAGTTGTAAACTTTACTTTTAGTACCATTCTTGGTATTAGTTTTAGTATCTGTCATGTATGACCTCCATTATACAGATAGTTGAAGGGGTAAGTGGGTCTGCTTACCCTTTCTTTGTTATGCGAATTGACCCTCGCTTATCTTTTTTGACACTTACAAACTCATTATATATCTCAGCTTCATTATCTTTTATCTCTGCTTTGATATCTTTTTTAGCTTGTTCAAATAGTTTAGCAGCATCTTCATTGTGTAGATATTGATTGACTGCTACAGTAAAACTATTACTAGATGAAGCATCTCGTTTGACTTTGCCATTGATTGGTATATTGTCTTTGATACTTTGTTTTATCTCTGATACATAATCTTCAGGCTGTTTATTATGTGTAACATATTCCCAAAATGATTTGATCTTATATAACATTTCATTTTGATATTGTTTATTAGCACTAACAATTACACAGTCATGTTTATTACCAAAAATAACAGAGAATACCATTTTTTGTAGTCCTGATATATACAGATAAAACTGTATCTGTGGCATATAGTAATCTAACATATAGTTCATATCATTACGACTATGTGTATGTTTACATTCTACACCAATCTTTCTATCTGGTGATGTTTCTACACCATCTAATGTACCTTGTAGTTTGATACTTCCATACATTTTTGTGTACGATTGTTGTGGCACAAAGTCATATTCATAAAATTCTTGTAGCCATATTAAATTAAAAGTTTCTGTAAAAGAACCTAACCTGACATTGAACTCATATCGTAAATCTTTACGACCAAGCAATCCCATTTTGATTTTCCACAGTTCTTCCCATTTGCCTTGCATCAAAGATACCATATCGCTACCTCTGATGAAGTCTTCACGCATAGGTGCGTGACGTAGTTCATCTGCCATAAGACCTCCAATCTTGCTATCAGCATACTACATTTATTGTTATAAATCAAGCACTTAATGTGCTTTGGCATAACCTCTATAATCAGCAGTCACACCTTTAGGTTGAATTTTTTCATCTTGATCAGAATAAAACTGAACTGATTTAAAATAATTCATATATGCTTTAGGTATGTACCTTTGATAATCTTCTTCTTTTAATGCTTCAGGTGCATCTTCAAATCTTTCTTCTTCCATTTGCTTCTCCTAATAAGGTAATTGTTTTGTTGGTGTAAAAATAATCTTGCCATCTTTATCTTTAGATAGCCAACCATTACCAAGCCATAAATCTTTGAAAGTGTCGTTACCTTTCATCTTTTGTAGGATAATTGCTCTGTCTATGGCTACTTGTGTTGCTTCAGATATTTTCATTTCATTCTCCTATTGCTGAAATTAATTTACTTGATACTGCTTCGACCAATGACTTACGATAGTGCAGCATTGGCTCTACATATTCATTGATCTCTGCCACAGTTGGAAAGAACTTGCAATTCATAATTACTTTGTCACAAGCATACTTCATTATGTCTGCAGGTACATTCTCGAACTTCTTGGCATACACTCTTGCTTTGAAGGCCAAGTCTTTCTGTGTCAGGTGGCTTTGCTTGGCTGTGCATACCATGACCTCAATGAGCCATTCATGTATGTCTTTGGGATCAGCTACAGTCATGCACTCACGCAATGCTTTCATTACTGCAGGTTTGTTAGCTTTGAGTTGATAAGCACAATCTGAAATACTTGGCATTTCCCAACGAAAAAACATATATTCATTGTTTGTTTTCTCAGTTATCTTTGAGTTGATTATAGACTCCAAGATAGAAACTGTCGCTTTGGTTACTTTGTTTGGGTCTGATCCTGCTTGTGCGACCAGTGTTTTTGCGATTGAGTTGTTTCTTACACCATTCGCAATAGACTGTATTCCAGTCTTGTTTATCGTATTGGTTTGTAATATAGAAATGTTTGAAGTATTTGATCTCTCTGTCATGGTTGACCTCCTTGTATTGATTGATTACTTCTTGGCTTGGTTGCCACTCGTTAGTTAGTTTCGGCATGATGATCTCCTACAAATCCTTGCCAATATTCATTGTAGAATTGTTCTGCAAAATGATCACACCATTCTTTTTCATGCTGAAGTTTTGGTTTAAGACTGTAGTTGATAAACCTTTTTACTTCAGCTACATCTTCAGACTCGCTGATTTTGTCTTCAAGTCCTTTGATTTCTGATACCTTTTGTTCCCACTCTAGGTATACATTGTTTTGTAGATTAGCCATCTTTGTTCTCCTTTACATACATATCTGCTATCCTTGCAGGTATAACTATATCATGATTACACTTACTACAACATCTTCCATGTAAACTGATAGGTTCAGGATTATGTCCTTCTTTCCAAACCACTTCACCTTTTTTGTTATATTGGTAATCTATAATTAAACCACATATTACACATCTCATTTGATTATCTCCTTAAATATTTTATCTGGAATAATAGCAACCCATCTTGGATTACCAGTCTTACGTTTATACATAGCAACATCTTTGCCTTGTAATACTTTGAAAACGCTAGGAAATTTGTCTACTGCTCTGTATTTTATTTCGACCTTATACTCTATATTTTTGATCACTAACTTTATATCACCAGTATGTTCACCACCAAGACTTCCTGATAGTGGTACTTTTTTAGCAGGTAACTTCCATGACTTGAATAACTTAACAAACCAGTTCTCATGGTAGTTACCTTTACGTTTACTTTTGCTTGTCATATGGCTTCTCACCTAAGTTGATTAATTTCTTCTCAAGTTCATTAATCTTTTTTGTAGTAAAATTTAATGTTTGGTATAAAGCTAATAGCTGTCCATATAAATGCGCTATGTCGGATAAATTTTTTGTGTGCATTTAAAACTCCTCATCTGTTGCTGTGATAGTTAAGTATACCTGCAATGCTTCACACCAACATAGCAGGTTAAAGAGTCTAGGCTCACGTTCCATGCGTTCCCATTCTCCAAATAGTTTTGTATCTACACCAATATCTAAAGCGATTTGTTCCTGCGTGAGTTTTCTTATTCTACGCAGGAACACTAATCTTTCTACAATAGATTTGTATTGATATTTTACTGTGTTCTTCATTTGAAGTTCATATGTTTGATTTGACTATCAAGTAATACATTCTCGATAATAGTACTAGCTTGTTTGTCTTCGTATTGTCGTTCATGTACTTTGATAGTCATTGCAGTCATCTTGTTGACCCATGATTCTTCATTGAGTCCACCTCGATCTACTCCAAGTGCTGCCATGTGAGTATAGATAAGTCTATACTCAGGTGGTGTAGCAATACTTGCGATTGATCTGCAAGTAGATAACTCTTGTTTTCTGAAACCTAATAGTGTCATTGTTAACCTCCATGTTATTAGATTGTTCCGTAACTTCCTTTCATATAGAACATTGAGTTTGGTCTGTTCATATATGATATCAGTTTACTGTTTCTTTCGACAGTAGTTTTATGTTTACTTTTGACTTCTTGTGGGTGTGATATCCAATCAGTTACTGCATTGTATAAACCCCATTTGTTACAACCAATATCTGTTTGATATCGTGACCAGATATCCATTAGATTTTGAAACTGTTTCTCATTACGATATCTACCATCAACTGTAGGTCTTGGTGTGTAAGTAAGTTTGTTAAACATTTCAGTTGCATCAGTTTGTGTGACTGGTGTGTTATACCATTCACGATAACGCTGTTCATTACCTCTGAACTCTTGAACAAGATGTTCGATATGATCGAAGTTGTAATAAAACTTACCATTATGTTTTTGAGTATAGTTGGCAATCTTATCAGCAGTAGTGCAACCATTTAAGCACCATATCCTGAAGCCATCTGCTGTAATCATAACTGACCAGACACCATTGTAAGAGTTACGAACTGTTACACGAAATGCAATGTAGCCATTGAGTTGTGGGTCTTGTATTGTTATGTCACGACAAGTGAAGGTTGCTAACATCATCTGTCCACCTTGTAGTACTTGTATGTTTGGCACAATGTCATTCGATTGTCTCTTCATCATATCCCATATTGGTTGTATGATATCCTTGTTCTTTACTGGGCGATAAGCAGGTGAGTGATTACCAAGATACTGATTGTCTTCAGTCTTGACGATCATTACTCTGTCATTACATTGTATCATGTTATCATATGTGTAGTTCATTCGATCTTCATAGCCAACCATTGGCAATGTTTTGATATCGAAATCATAGTCATCTATTCTTTCTTTGAGTTGATTGATTGTTTGTATGTGATTCATTTGATCCTCCATATGTTGATTTCATTTAACAATCTTTTACTAGATAGGATAGTACCTAGTACACCAAATGCAAATATGCTCATGTGAAATAATACATAAGCATCTCCTGCATATTGTAGTGCAGTATATATTGAGAGTAATGTCACAATATTACTGCAGATTAAAGCTATAATATGAATCATAATTTATCTCCTATAATTTAATTCATTGTTGGTTCTTGTAAAAAAGTTGAGCTTTTACACTATATATATCGCACTTCCTACAGAATAAGGAATGATATTGAGGACAGCCTCTCGACTGCCCTCGTTGTTGTTATTTGGATTGTATCTTAGCTACTAGCTTTGATGGCTTGTAAACTGTTGGCTTGGAGTAACCATTGATTCTCTTATCCAACTCTGTACTGTACCAAGATGACATGGCATCAATCTTTAGTACCATAACTAGAATCCTGCATAATTTATCGTATGCCTCAGCTTTGATCATATCTTTTTGATCTAGACTGTCTTTGTATAACTTGTACAACTTGTTATGTTGCTTGTTAGCAGGTACATCAATCTTGTCTAGTGCTTCTCTTGCAAACTCGTCCTCGAATATCATTGTGTATTCTGCGAGTCCAAAGTTGAGTGTTGCTATACTGTTATCTAGTCTGTCCTCATCTCTTTTGATTCTAGACTGAAGTCTGTCAACATTCTCTCCATTGATAACTCCGTCAATGATATTCTTGTGGGTTGATTCCATCTTCTGAACTTGATTCTTGATAGACCATAGTTCGTTAGAGATTATCTTACCAACTCTGATAAAGTGATGTAAGTTCCATTGAAAGTTCATCTTGCCATCATTGTTAAGATACTGCTCATCTGGATCAAATGTATTGACGTTGAGTATTGCAAGTTTAGCCATGACTAGCTTGTGCATTTCTTCTGTTTGTATGTTTATGTTAATAAGTTCCATAGTTATCTCCTAGTTAGAACGATTGTTAATCTCATCTCTTTGTACAGAGACAAGCGAACACACCATTATGTTCAAGAACTCCAACTACTTCAGAAAGAAAAACTCTACAAGCCAATATCGGAGGGTACGGTACGGTATGGAGGGAGATATTTGCTTGAACGAATCTGTATAGATATGAAGCAATTATGTAGCGAATGAGAACGAAGTTCGTGAGGAGTGTAAGAATTGCGATATAGAGGTAGGGTTTTTCTTTCTGTAGTAGTTCATCAAGCCTGATAAACTCATAAAGGTGTGTGAAGCGCTGCCTGAAATGTCCATAAATGTTTGTGTAGTAATCTGATAAAAGTTTTGGTCTTGCTTTTTCAAAAGTAAGAATCTTGGTTCTTCGATTCGGAAGAACATAAGCTATTGATATAAAAGGGAATATAAAATACCCTTGACAAGTGTTTGTATAGTGTTCCATAAAGAGGGGGTAAGGGGGTGTTTATGTTAGCACAAAGACGTATAACCAAGAAACAGATGCTTCTTGTTGATACGATTGTAGCAAAAGGCTGTAGCATAAAAGAAGCTAGTATTATTGCAGGTTACTCAAAAGGTGATGCTGGAAGAGTGACAGCCAGTAAGACTTTGAGACTGCCACATATTCAAGAGTATATGCAACAGAGAGTTAGAGAAAGTATTGGACTAAATGCTACGATAGCTTCTCGAAAGGTGCTTGACCTAGCGACTAATGCTAAGAGTGAGTATGTTCAGCTAGAGTCAGCTAAGGATATCTTGGATAGAGCAGGATATAAACCAGTAGATAAGTCCATGAGTATAGTGACTGGAGGTATAAATGTTAGCATTGATTTGTCCTGACGTAGGGGGGTCCAAAAACTGCTACTACCCCCATGCAACACCACCTCAACAAACAATAATATACAGAAAGGTACGCTATGTTTATAATGGTTCCTAAATCACTTCAAAAGATAAAAGACCCAAAGGTATTTAAAGAGAAGTTTCAAAACTATATTCAGAACTATGGTGATATTACTGGATTGCTAAAAGAAACAAGTCCTACTCCAAGACCTAAGAAAAAGATTAAGTCTTTATTAAAAGGCAGAGAAAGTGGCACATAATGACAGTAGAAGCAGGTAAACAATTAGGAAGAGGAATACTTAATTCTATCATTACTTACTTTGGTGCTGACTCAATGGACATACTGACACCTGATGGCTTACCTGAAGAATCTGTAGAGTTTTTAAGAAGAATGTTAAATCATTATTCTGACAAAGAAAAAAGATTAGCTGAAGCTAGAGGCACAAGTTTTGCTGATCAATTAGAAGATTATTATAATACTGGTGTTACAACTTATTCTATGTTGAATAGATTTGGTCAGGTTGGTAATCTTTTTCGTATGCAAGAAGATGCTAATGATGCTGCTGCTAGTTTAAAATATATTCTTGGCAGGTTTACAGTTAAAGAAGTAAATGAAAATGGTGTTGAAGGTTATAGAATCTATGACAAATATGATTTTAAAAACAACGAAGCATATTTTGAAAGTATACTTCCAGAGTTATACATAGATGCAAAAGAAAGAGGTTATGATACTTCTGGTGTTGATGGACAGTTATACATGACACTAAAATCAATAGAAAAAAATTTAGCAAAGCCAAATCGTTCTATGGTCAAAGCTATTGCACACCCCATAGCAAGAACATTAGGTGGTTGGTTTATTGGAGAAGACAGACCTGAAGAAGATAAAATTAAAATAGATTTTTTTATTCCTAAGGTAAAAGCTGAGCCTTATTTAGAAGATGACACAGTTATGCCAGTTAAATATGCAGAAGATTCTATTCCTGAAGTGCCGACTCCAAGACCTGAAAACTTTTCTGCTTATATCCCAAATGGTCCTATGGATAATAAAAGAGCAAGTATGTTTGAATCTTTTATGAAAACTATTATTCCTTCAGCAGAAGCAGCAACAGTAGAAGAACCTGAAAATGTTAAAACACCTTTTCAACAAGCTTTTGCTGATGCAAGAGCAAGAGGTGATGAAACTTTTGAGTTTGTAAGTAAAGATGGAATTACTAGAAGTTATACAACTGAGGTAGCTGATGGCTAAGACACCTGCATGGCAAAGAAAAGCAGGACAAAATCCAAAAGGTGGATTAAATGCTAGAGGTCGTGCTAGTTATAAAAAGCAAACTGGTGGTACATTAAAAGCACCAGTAAAGTCAGGAGATAATCCAAGACGTGCAAGTTTTCTTGCTCGTATGGGCAACATGAAAGGACCAGAAAGAGATGCTAAAGGAAAACCTACTCGTTTATTATTATCGCTTCGTGCATGGGGTGCTTCGTCTAAAGCAGATGCTCGAGCAAAAGCTAGAGCTATTAGTAAAAGAAATAAGGCAAAAAAGAAGTCTAAAGCATAAACTTAATACATTAGAAAAGGAGAAAGCTATGTATCACTCAATGAAGAAAAAGACTACTACTAAAAAGAAGATGAATGGAGGTCTTACTAAGAAACAGAAGACACTTCCTGCAAGTTTGCAGAAAAAAATTATGGCTTCTAAAAAGAAAAAAATGAAGTAATGGCAAAGTCAAGAGTCAATGAGGCAGGTAACTATACCAAGCCAACAATGAGAAAGGCTTTA